AGGGTAGTTCTAAACAAGCACCCACGCATTTCATTGAGATGTCACTACTGTCGCACGAGGGCGTCCGCCCAAGTGGAATCATCGTGAGGTCTCAATGACCTTGAACCCCGCTGGACACTTCGTCTGGCGGGGTTTTAAATTAACAAAGGAGAAGCTATGTCTGGCGTTATTATTGATGTCGACACAAGGGCAGAAAGCTCTAAGAAAGACTTGGCGTCGCTTAACCGTAGTCTTGCATCGCTCATTACAGGTGCAGGGCGTGCTAAAGGTTCACTCAACGGTATTCGTGCAGATGGTCTAAGTAACCTAAATAAAGACGTTGCTCGTTCAACTGCTGCCATGACTCGTCTAGGTACGAGCGGTCAAGCGTCAATGAACCAAATTGCACAAGGCGTCAGAAGCGTAACGAATGACATAGGCTTGCTCAAAAGCGGTGTATTTGCCGCTGCTGCCGGTTTTGCAGCTTTGAAAGCTGTTGGCTCGCTCAACGCTATGTCTGATGACCTTACGAACGTTCAAAATAGACTACGGCTTGTTACAAACGGCACGTATGAACTTATGCAAGCTCAACGTGAGATGCTGCGTCTATCTAATGATACACGTAGTAGCGTTCAAGGTACAACGTCACTTTATGTAGCGTTTGCCAACGCTATGTCAAAAGCGGGTGTTTCTCAAGAACGCCTGGTTGCAGGGGTTCGTGTTATTCAGCAAGCAGCTGCTGTCAGTAACATGGGCGTAGAGTCTACCAACGCAGCTATTACTCAGTTGAATCAAGGCTTATCTTCGGGTACGCTTCGTGGTGAAGAACTAAACTCTGTTCTTGAGCAAATGCCGTATCTCGGTCAGCAACTTGCTGTTCAACTTAAGATGACTACCGGAGAGATGCGCAACTTTGCGGCTGAAGGTAAGCTAACCACAGACATTGTGTTTAAAGCTTTGGAAGGCATGGCCGCGCGTACAGACGTTGCGTTTAGATCAACTAATGCTTCAGTAGCTCAAGGTCGTGCTGCTTTTAAACAAACGATTGCTTACAACATTGCTGATCTTAATGCTTACCTTGGTATTTCTGCCGCGTTTGCTAGAGGGTTGATGACAAACGCTGAGCGTTTTGAAGGTGCCAGCGATCGCATGATTCAAAAAGTTAGCCTTATCAGGTCTTCGCTGAAAGGATATCTTAACGAAATTGAACGCAGTAATGTGTTGACGTCAACCTTTAAAGCTGCGCTTCGGTTTGAGTTTTTGCCTTTTTCTGCAACAGAGCAGTTTAAACAACGCAAGTTGATTAAAGCACATGTCAAGACGCTACAAACGCTCTTTAATAAGAACGAAACGGTTGAAGTCAACGCAAACCCAACCGGTCTTGCTAGAGTCTTCGGTGCACGTCGCACTGATCCTGCTGAAGAAGACCCTGCAGAAAGCGCAAACAAACTTCGTAAACGTGTTCGTGACATCGTTGATTTGTCGGCTACGATGTATGAAGCGTTTGCTGTAAGCGTCAGAAACACTGCAAGACTACTACCTAGACTTTACTTGCCGCTTAACACGTATATTGACCAGCTGGAGCTTTTCTTTGTAAAGTCTCGAGTAGGTGTCAGCGCATGGGTCGCAAACACCATCCGCCCTGCATCGCGTGGGATTGAAGCATTCAATGAAGTGCTGTCAGTATTTGCAACAGGTGACATGCGCGTTGAGCGTGCCTGGGTAAATCTGTTTAAGTCGGAAAATCTTGAAACCTTTACTGCTAACTTGGCTAAGCTAAATACAGCAAGGGAACAGTTAAAGCTTAACGATAAGGCGGCATTTGGTAGAATTGAGCTGTTCCGTTTTGATGTTGCAAACGACAGCATTGAGCGTGTTCTAATTCAGCTGGGCCTTATGGAGAACCGTTTCAGGCTTAAAATCCCTGTTGCTGAAATTACGAGCAAGTTGAAGACAGTTGGTTCTATTATCCAAAGAGTCTATGCTGACGTTTTGGCTCCGAAACTTGAACCAGCTTTTAGAAAACTGTCAATACAAATTAGGACTGCTGCTAACTCACTGGCATCAGGGCTTCGAAATACGTTTACTAGAAACGTAGGAGAGCGTCTTGGCCGTGTTGTTGGTGAGGGTTTTGAAGATGCGTTCCTGTATATCTTTGATTCTTGGGAGGGTTTCGAAAATGTCGATTTTAGTGAACAACTTGTAACCGCTGTTCAGAAAATAAGCGCGGCGTTGGCAGGGCCGCTTACTCGTCTTCGTGATTTTATCTCTGGATTCTTCAAAGGACTGTTTGACAACCAGAACGTCTTTGACGATGTGTTTGACGGGTTTAATTCTAATCCTCTGGAAAAGATGTTTAACTCGATATCGAAAACCGCAAATGACAAGCTAAACGCTGTTCAGGATCGTGTAAAGTCTTTTGGAACGTTTATCAAAGACGTTTTCTTTGATATCTGGGACAAAGTCGTTGGTCACTCCTACTGGCCTGACATGGTCGATGGTGTGGTTGACTACACCAGAAATCTCTCAAAGGCGCTGCCGTCGTTTGACAAGCTCGGCGATCAAGTTAAAGACGTGTTTAAGGGGTTGAAAAGCAGCGTTAGGAAAGGTCTTGACGAAGTAAGCGACCTCCCGTCGCAGCTGTATTGGAACCTCTTTAAGAATCTCGCAAAGGCCGAGGGTAAGTATGACTTTAAGTTCAATCTGAACCCGTTTGAAAAGGCCTCTAGGGACTTCCTTCGGATGACGCTGTCCTTGATGGTGACGGCTGAGTATCAGCTGGCTCGTGTCGAAGAGCGCATCTACAAGTTTGGCAGCACTGTCAAGGATGTTTTCTTTGATATCTGGGACAAGGTCGTTGGTCACTCCTACTGGCCTGACATGATCGATAGTGTAGTTGATTACACAGAGAACCTCTTTAAAGCCGATACTAAAATTGAACGTTTTGGTGAGTCAATTAAACGTACGTTCTCAAAAGCCCTGTCGGAAGTTGCACAACTAGGCAGAGACTCAGGAGGCGTCTTTGGAAAGGTTGTTGAAACACTCTCTAACGTAAATTGGAATGAGGCGCTTAAGAAGTTGTCTGACAACGTAGGCGGCGCTGTGCTTGCCGGGATCTTCTTAGCCTTTGGTGCTCCGCAGATGAAGTTAGCAGCAGTTTCTTATTTGCTGTCTATCTTTAATGTTGCGCTAAACAACACGCTTGGTGTAATCGGTCCGGGACTTGCTTCAATAGCAGGTTCCATCGGTGGTGAGTTTGCAGGGCATCTTGTAGAAGGTTTTCTCCGTTCAGCCAACATTGTTGTAAACGCAATTCCTGCTTTTATTGAATCGTTCACTACGGCGCTCCTTGCGGGTGTGCCGATTATTGGTGACATTGTTAAGCTTGCATTTTCTTGGTTCCCACTCGTTTCTAACAACCTTGTGTTGATGGCAGCGGGTCTGGCTGGCTTGTCGGCATTTTTCTTTGCAGACACTCGTAAGAGTATTGTTACCGCGTTGTTTGGGACTCCTGCCAGGATCAGGAAAGACGGAACAGTTGTGACAGCTGCAGTCATGGGTCTTTTGCCTGTTATGCAGTCTATGCTTTTTGGGTGGGTACCTAAAGGGGCCGGTCAGTTTGTAAATAACTTCTTTAGTGGTTTTAGAGATAAGAAGTTTGCAATAGCTGGCGCACTGGCATTGTCGTCAATGCTGCTTGAAAGCGTAACGATGGTAGAGGCGCTGCAAGTTGGTGTCCCACTTCTCGGTCTTGCGCTTCTCGGACCGGAAGGGGGGTTGCGTCTTGCTAAAGATTCTACTACTATCATTCTTTCAACAATCAAGGCAATGGGCAATCTTGCGGCGGGTGCAATTAAACAACATGCACCTACACGCGGTTTCCTTGCAGCTATTTTTGGTGCCGGCGCTGTCGGTCTTGAAGCTTTGAACGGTAACGATTTCGGTGATGAACAGAAAAAAGTCGTAACTACTGCATTCGGAACGTTGTTTAAAACGCTTTCTGAAATTCCTGGGAACCTGGCTAGGAACGGTGATGCATACGGCCAGAACAAGATGGGCCTTCTTGCAGCAATGTTTACAGGACCTCTTGAGGCACCTGCTGCACCTATCGCCGATGTCAACGGTCTTATTTGGGATAGCGTAAAAGGCGATGAAAACGGTTTGCGTTATTTCACGGCTAAAGTTGCGCCGATTAGAGAGCAGTTTAGTGCAGCTGTAAACAGCGTTTTGGATTTTGCACCAGACAAGAGCGGAAGAACACTTAATAACACCTTTGGCGTTGTATTTAAATCACTGCTGGATCAGTTTAATGCGTTTAAGCTGCAAATGGGTGAGGGCGGTGGCTGGGCTAAAATTGGTGCAGCTATTTCTAGCGTTTTTGAAATAACTGCGTTGAGTGTTCGTAGATCACTCGGACTCATGCGCGACGGCCTCTTGGCGCTCTTCACACTCCTTCGTAACAAGTTTGTTTTGATTCTTCTCATCTCAGGCTTGTTTGCGGGTGCTGCAAAAGCGGCTACAGATGCAGGTGGTGCGATTAGTGAGCTCACTAGCAACTTTGCTGGTCTAGTCACAACGGTTCTTGGCGCTGTAGTGGCGTTGAAAACATTAGGTATTGTTTTCCGTACGGTAAAGGCTTTTAATACAGGAAAAGCTGCATTTGAACTTGCTAATCCTCTTCAAGGAGGCGGTACAAAAGCCGGTCTCGCGGCTGCAAGTACTTATTTAGGTGACATTGGTTCAAGTATTGTCAATGGCGTGAGTGAGCTGATAAACAGTCCACGGACTGATCTAAAGAGTGCTCGTCGTAACGCTGTTGCCAATCGTGAGATGTTTGATGCCGGTACGTATGGGCCATTTCGTCCGGGACCGGTAATGTATGGACCTCAACGCCCACGAGTTGCTGAGCAATATGGTCCCAGAGCTAATAATGCGCACATCTATGCAAATTTGTTGAGAGACAGCCTTGCGGATCTTTCAAGTGCACCCTCTATTCAAAAGCTAAATACATCGTTTAAGTTGCTTGGCAAAACGGGCACGTCTTCGTTCAAGAATGTAACTGGTGCAATGACCGGAACTCTTGAAGCTGCGGCTAAAGGACCTGGCATTCTTGGCACACTTGCCAACGGTTTCTTTGTTCTTGGTAGTATTGGTGTTGCAAGCTTACGAGCAATGGCGGTCGCTGCATGGAGCTTTGTTGCGCCTCTTCTACCGCTTATTGGAGCGGTTTTAGCAATCGGCTCTGTTGTGGGTCTTCTTGGTGTCATGCTGTTCGGCAAGGGTAACACATTCTTTGATAAGCTTGCTTGGGCTTACGATAAGATTCGTGCTATGCTTGGTCTTACTCAAGTTACCGATCAAGGTCGTCGCTCTGCAATACAAGACGCCTTGAAACCGCGTGAAATAGATGGTGTAACTTACGACTTCAGCGCAACTATTGAACGTGTTGATTTCGAAGGCATGTCAAATGAAATGTTTGGCACAGTTAAGACACAAGCTGAAGAAACCGGCAAGGCCATCGATGAGCTTAGTGAAGCCTACCGTCGTCAAGGTTTTATTTCAGCAAAACAGCGGCAAGAGCTTGACGACATGTATCGTGAACAAGAGTCACTGCTTGGTCGCCAACAGCAGCGCCCTGTGCGTACTATAAGTGAAAGTCTTGATGATGCCAACGCAGAAATCAGTAGACTTGATAATAGTTTGCGTGCACGCATTAATAGACTTTTTGGTCAAAATCGCGATCAACAAACGTTTGTAACAACACCCACCCGTCGGCCAGAGACGCGATTGTCTGCAGCAATTCGAGCAAACCGTGAAGGCGGTGGACCGATTGGTCGTTGGTGGACAAGTATGCCGGAGCGTGAGCGACGCGTGAGTTCAGCGATCGCGCAACAGAGGGCGTTAAATCAACAAAAGTTAGATCGTTTTACTGAGTATAATAGCGTTAGATACTTCGGCGCGACGCCTACAACGGCGCGTCAAAGCCGTGCGTCTAATGTTATTGCCGATAGTAAAGCAGCATTACAACCGGTCGAATCTTTGATTTCGCAGGATGATACGGACAACTTCACTGCGTTGATTGCACAGTATCGCGATGCACAAACGCTAGCAAATACGTTTGAGACTACTAAGTTCACCGGACGTTTTGATGGTGAAAGGGAAACGTATGAAGCTTACCAAGTACGGAAACTTGCAGCAATCCAAGAAGCTGATCTCTTGGAACGTCGCCTTATTATCGAGCGACAGCGCCTTCAAGAAAAAGGTATAAAGCAGCTTAAAATAACTACGTTCCAAGCCTTTTTGGCATCGTCTGTCACAAATATTAAAGATCAATTAGATATTGATTTCGGTGAGGGAGGTCGTGACTTTGTCGGCACTGGCGAGGAGCTTCGTGAGTTCAATAATGCGGCTAAACGCGTTGCTGATCTAAATGCTCAAATTGCTACGACGGCTAACTCATCTCAGCTGGCGATTTTGAACTCCAAGCGGTTGGCTGAGCAAGCACGTAGCCAAGCAGAGGCCGAACGCATCAAGGCTGAAGCGTTCTTTAGCACTAGCAATGAGTTCCTCTCAGGAGTTACTGGCGACTCTGCTCAAAGTATCGGGGCAATGTTTGCTGTCAACCCTGAAGACTTCAAAGCTTACAAGACTGTTGCCGATGACCTAGCCGATGTAAACACTCAGCTGGCTAACGTACCCACTAACGCCCCTGACGCGCAAGCTCAAATCGCGCGGCTAACCGATGAGGCGCTCAATCTTAGTAATCAGTTGGCTCAGCTTGGTCCAAAAGCTTTTAGTATTGAAGCTATAAACGCTGAATTTCAGAAAGTAAATATTCCAGAAGTTACTCTTGATCAGTATTTGTATTTCTCACCCGAGCATATAAGAGGTCTTCAAGGCAGCTTTCAAGCGGTTGAGATTGCAACAAATGAAGTTCAAGCAGCACTTTCCAAGCTTGGTGATGACGACGTAAGTCTCCAACGTTATATAGAGTCTCTGCGTAAGCTTCGTCGTGAAATTCAAAACACACAAGCTGTAGCAGCGGCTTTGACTGCGGCAGATGTACGCGAGCGTATTGCAGAACGCGGTAGTGGCGCAGCAAGTGCAAGAGCTGTTGGCGATCTTACTGGCATCGTGACTACTGCAAGAGGTCTGCAAAATGCAGAGCGTGTTGTTGCACTCTCGCAAGAGCTTCTTGATATACGTGCCCGGTTGGAGCTATACGATGTCAATGAAACAGCATCGGCTGATGTCGATCGTGAAATCACACGAGATAAGACTAAAGAAGAACAACTTGTCGCAAGACTCAACGCTCTCAATGCTCCACTAGAGAGTGGAGGTGGAGGCACTCCGCGTCTTTTGTCTGACATTCTTGGTCGTTTAAGTGAAGTCGGTATTGCTGTAGACGCAGTAAACTTCACGAGACTTGCCGCTGACGCGCGTAGTTCTCTTTCTTCAATAGGTGTTAATCTAGATATTATTGCCAAAAGAATTGAAAAAGCAAAACCTGGAGATGACATTTCAGCGTTGCTCGCTCGTCGTGCTGAGCTGTTTAATGACGCTAGAGTTAAACTTCTAGATACGCTTTACAACACAGGTGCGGGTCTCTCAGCCGCATTCAGTCGTGTCGGTGTTGCTGACAACGCTGCTATTGCCAGGCTTGACCCGACTGACGCCGCCGGTTTGCTTGCGCTTGATCGCGAGAGTGAGAACCTCCGTCTTCAACGTGATCAAGTTAATACGCAAGAAGAATTCTTTGCCATCACCCGCAAGATGGCAGACCTTGATCGTGAACGTTTAGCTTACGCCGCCAGACTTGATAAAACACTAGAGGAACAAGTTAGCACAATCAATGACGTCTTTAATGCGTCACTGGAAGCTGCTGATGTTCGCTTCTTTGGCGCTGATATGGTGTCACAACTAAGTGGTATTGCAGCAGGTCTTCAGATCGAACTTCAAAGAGCGGTCGATGGCTTAACATCGCGTCTTGGCGACTCCTTGGAAGAGGCTTTTAGTACGTTCACGGCAATTCAACGTCGCGGTCAACTAGTTGGTCTGTTCCGTGAGTTTGAAACTAGTCTTGCTGACGCGTTGGGTCGTGGTGCAAGAACCGGCTTCGAGCGTATGAGCAATCTCGTAGAGGGTATTACCCTTGACGATTACTTGCAAGTCGACCGTAGTACACGTCAAGCTTTGACGCAGGAAGACGTTGCTCTAGAGAGTCTTGGTAACGTTCTTGATAGTGGTGCTCTCAATGATGAAATGATTCGCTTTATCAATGAGAACTTCACCAATGGCAACATGAGCGCAGTTGATACGATGCGTGGTCTTGAAGCCATACCGGCGTTCAATGAAGATGTAATGTCGCTGTTTGTCACTCCTATGGAGGCATTGAACGACACTACTCGTCAGCTTGTTGAAGCAACACTTGACAATGTTGCTGCCCTGCGCGGCCAAAGTGTTGAGAGGCTGGATACGCCTACGTCAGGCGATCGTGTAAACGAACTCGATACCGTTATTGTAAATGGCGTTCCTGTTCGTCGCCCGTCTTCAAACCCTGTACTGTCGCCTACCGTGACAGAGGTGCTTGATGAAGACGCTTATGGAAGAGTTGAACGTGGTGTACGTAGCAATGCTGCTGCGCGTATTGCAGGTGCTGCTGGTCCCAACCAACGAAGACTTGCCATTGCGCTTGCTCAGCTCAGCGGCGTACGTATTGAAGTAGAGACTATCAATCTCGCTTCTCGCACGCAACTTGACCAGCTTAACCAGCTTGGCGGTGACTTTGCGCACTACACCGAACAAATGGCGTTGGCGCAAAAAGGCATCACTACAGCGTTGACTATACCAGAACTTCAAACACGCATCAATGAAATCGGTCTTCGAATGCAAGACCTTGGTGATTACATTGAAGATGCCGCAAGGCGCATGGCTGAAGCTGGTCGAACGCTGTCAGATGACGTCAGATCTAATCTGGTTGACTCTGTCAAGGCGTTTGCTAAAGGTGATATGAGTCTAAACGATGTTGTTGGTTCTTTCCTTGACACGCTGACTGCCTCGATCGTAGACAGGTTTATTGAAGGTCTTATGGATCCACTTACAGGCGAAGGCGGTCTTCTTGATCAACTTCTGCGTGGGCTTGGTGAATCAATCTTTGGTGCCGGTCAACTTACAGGTGGTAAGCGCGGTCATATGGAAGGTGCTACTTCAGGTTTGAGCAGTGCTCTTGGCAACGTAATGGGCAGCGGCGCTAAACCAGTAGCAGAACCTTTGGCTAATCTCGGCAACAAGTTTGTCGAAAGCACCTCGCAGCTCACTGGTGGTGTTAAAGTGCCGATGGAAACGCTTTCAGCTGGAATAGACTCTGAGATGCCGCTTCTTACTAAGGCTTTGACTGATATTAGTCCTAGCGGCGAAGGTGGTGGTCTTGCAGGGATGCTAGGCGGTCTGTTCGGTGGCGGAGGCGGTGGTAAAGGCGGTGGAGGTGGTCTGGGAAGTCTCTTCTCAGGCGGAGCCGGTATGTGGGGTGCCCTTGGTGGTATCTTCGGTTCACTTCTCGGAGGTATGTTTGCAGAGGGCGGTCTTATTGGCGGTCACGGCACAGGTACTTCTGACTCCATGATTATAGGCGCGTCAAAAGGCGAGTTTATGATCAACGCTGCAGCTACTCGTAAACACTATCCGCTTATTAAAGCAATTAACAACGGCAAGCTTTCTAAGATGATGCCGAAATTTGCTGAAGGCGGTCTTATAGCGCCGTCACTTATTGCAGCAATGCCTATGTCTACAATGGACGCCGCTGCTCGTGCAAACAGCCCAACTAAGGGCAATACGACAACTGTTAATCTCGGTATTACCGGCGACGTCAGTCGTCAAACAAAAGCGGAAATTTTCCGCATGCTGCCTGACATTACAAACGGTGTCAACGCGGTCAACAGAGAGAGAGGCTAGTTAAATGACTTATGGTATCTATGAAGGCGAGACGCTGGTCGCGCGCTTTGTGGCTCCGGCCACGGTGCGTTCGAACCGTCCGATTTTCGCCTCAGATACCCTCTCGTTGAAGAGGAAAGTAAGTGGACGAGGGGCTCAGCGTTGGGAGATTGAAGCCAATCTTGAGCCCCTTACCACCGATGCGAACGCCTTGTTCGTTAACCTCGTCACGAAAGGGGAATCTGAAACGGTGACCGTTCGTGTCCCGCAAAACTATGGAGTAATCTTTAAGAGAACTTCGACGAGTGTTCCGTCTGGAACAGGCGCTGCAGGTGCAACGACTGTAGTTGTTATCAATAACAGTGGGTTGATCCCGCTAGGTACGTTCATTCGATTTGCATCACACAGCAAAATTTACATGCTGACAGAAGACCTTCGCAACAATGGCGAGATGCACATTTTCCCGCCGCTCCGACAGAGTGTTAACGCAACATTCACGCACCGTGATGACGTAATTATGCCTTGTAAGTATGACACTGATACAGTAAAAGGCATGGTCTACACGGACGGTATTATGATGGACGTCGGAACCGTCAAACTTATAGAGGATCTTTAAATGCGACAACTCAGCGCAAATATAACTGCTCTATTAGAATCTGATGAAACTGTTGAAATGTTTCAAATGGTTCGCATCACGGACAGAGTAGGTGCTGTGATTTATGCTGACACTACACACTATGCACCGGTTACACTTAGTAACGGTTCTGTACACCCGGCAACGGGTAGTCTAGTCAGTGTTGATCCACCACAACAAAGCACGACAGTCGATCGAGAACAATATCAAATTACTATTGCCGACCCTGAGTTTATTCTAGGAGGCCTAGCTGAAGCAAACCTTGTCGGTAAGCGTTTGGAAAGTCGTGTTGGCTTTATTAATCCTGCAACCGGGACGCCCTTCACAAATGTCAACGACACATTTCTTACGTATAAAGGTGCAGTAAACAGCGGTGCTTACAAGGTCACTCTTGAAGAATTCGGTGAGGCACTTTTTCAAATCACCGGTGTAAGCCCAATTCTTAGTCTTGAAACGCGACGCGGTATTTATCTCAGCCGTGACGCAGTTAGACAACGCAATCCTGCAGATTCCTGCTGTGATAAAATATTTGAAGGGTCTGGCTCGGCGACTCTCAAGTGGGGGAAAGTCTGATGTTGCTTCTTGCAGTTGCTAGCTTTGTCATTTCGGCAGTCAGCGCGGCTTATCAAGTCATTCAAGCCAAAAAGATGCAAGAAGCTGCTGATGCAGCCGCTGAAGCACGTCGTGGTTTTGAGATTGTCACTGAAGGTGAAGGCGGTGACCTTGCTCTAATTTACGGAAGAGCGCTCGTTGGTGGCAAGCGTACTTGGCATGCTACAAGCAGTGTCTTTAAACACGTAACATCTAACGCTGACAAAGTCCTTCAAACCGGCGCAACAAACGTTCCAGGAACAACGTTTGAGTACGATTACTGGACAAACTCGCCAAGTCCTTCACGACCCGCTACGACAGGTACAGGACTTCTAAGTGTACCCGGTTCAAGCAACGGTTATTTGAACAGTAATCAAGAAGGTAAAGCAAACGAGTATCTTTACTTTCAGCAAGCATTGTGTGTAGGTCCTATTCACGCAATCCATGACGTTGTTGTTGACGGCTCTCGCTATATTGACGATCCTGCACTAGGCACTTATGGCCGTAGTGAATCAGACAATACAACACGCGTTAAAGCCGCGATGCGGATCGACTGCCACTACGGTAACACTGCTGTAGCTGACGCTATCGCTACGGCTAACTTTGTTGAGCGCTCTACCGCTGTGTTTCAAGACATGGCTTGGGTCAGTACTGTTACGCGTATTGACAGAGACGACCCTCAACATAACGCAACACCAAATCTTCAGTTTCTCATTGAAGGTCGCAAAGTACCTGACGTTGTGTCTGGTGCGTTTGTTGCTACCAGAACTTACAGCAACAACGGCGCGCGTTGTCTTCTAGACTACCTGCTTGATGACGTTGTAGGCGCAGGTATTGCTCTTGATGAAATCGAGCTTTCGTCTTTTGAAAACGGCAAAGCTGTATGCGCAACGATCGTTCAAAACGCTGTTACTGTGGGTGGTAAAATCTACCAGCCAACCGACTTGTCTAGAAACGTTACGCTTGTTGACTTGCCATTGTATGAATGTAATATCGTTCTTGACCCTCGAAAGCCTATTCGAGAAAACATTGAAGCGATCCTGGCAACGATGGGTGATGCACGCCTGGTTTGGTCTGCCGGTAAATACAGCTTAAATATACAGTATCCAGAAACTGCTGAAGACATCATTATTGCTGAAACAGTCACTGACGAAAACCTTGTTGACGGGCAGACAATCGACATTACGTGGCCCACGGCTTCTGAGCGTTTGAATAACTGCACTGTTCGCTTTAAGAATGAATTCGAAGGCTTCAAAGACGATAGTGTCAGCTGGCCTCCTAAAGTGACGAGCAGCTATTGGAGAGGTGTTGGCGGTACGACGTATGGCCTTCCTACTGATTCCTGGGATGATGCGCGTGTTGGCGGTCGTCTTCTCAACTCGTACGGTGTTTGGAGTGGTGATGTAGACTCTATTTCACTTACGTATAAGTTTAGGGTACCTGCAGCGCAAGCTGGTACGTATAACGTAACGTTTACAGCTGATGATTACGGCTCTATTACAATTTTTGAGACGAATCGCCCTGACGGCGCTCCTGACGTGCAAGTCTTTAATAGAGGCGCTTCGGATTGGCGTTCTGTTGTTACCGCCTCTTGTGACCTTGGTGGTGCGGGTGGTGATAAAGTGTACCGTGCTGTTCTTGCAGCCACAAACACCGGTGGTAAACGAGGTCTTGCTGCCAAGATTGAAAACGCCAGCACTGTTCTTTGGACAACTCGCGACCCAACGTACTCTAGTTTTGTACAAGTGACTTACGACAGCGCGGTCTATGATGCGATGTTCCTTGAAGACGGGAACCTCGACCTACCGAGTGAAATTTTTGCGGAAGGTATTACAGATCCTTATCACGCGCTAGCTAAAGCAGAAGAATTGGTGAGAACTTCTCGATCTGCTTTCACAATGAAGTTCAAGTATCAGACAACTGATGTTTTGTCTGAGCCAGGTGACTTTGTACGTTTTTCTAGTGAAACTCTTAAATTGGGTGTTGATACACCGCTTTACTTGCGAGTATCGAGTGTCAAGCTAGACGAAAAACGTGTCTGTGAGATGACTGCTAGTAGATTTGATGTCAGTCAACTTGCTTGGAACGTTAAAGATGATGTCAGCATCACTGTACCGTCACTGTACGAGACACGTCTTGTTGAACCATCAGACATTGAATACGCACCACCCGGTGATTCAGTGTCAGATTCTTCTGGTAGTCTTTCATGGGGTGCTGTGCCTGGGTCATCTGTCGCAGGTTATGTTATTTACATGCATAATCCTGGTGTTGACGGTGTTGACGACGAAGGCCAGCTTGTTTTTAATGAGATAGGTCGCTCTATAGTACCTTTCTTCCCGCTACCGCCTATCAACGCAGCTTCAGCCGCTTTCGGTGTAAGGACACTCGGTATCGGTGGTCGTAAGTCTGTTATGACCGTTATTTCGAGAACGTTAGCCACAACGCTAGTTCATAACTGGCTTCGTGGCGTTTATATCGGTCTTAGCGATTACGAGTTTGTTAGAGATAAAGACACGCTGCTAGTTGGACCGGCATCAATTATTGCAACTGCTGTTGCCGTTAATTTTGTGTCACCGACTTATAAATGGTACGTCAATGACGTGCTTCAATCGGGCCAGACAGCGTCTACATTTACGCTTAATTCTTTTGACAATGTGCGCTCAAAAACTGTTAAAGTTGTTGTAGATGAAGGTGGTGAAGGTCGGATATATGAAGTAAGCTCTCTTATTACTTATCGTGAAGAAGCCGTTCCCGGTGTTCCTGGTCCGCCGGGTGCTGATGGTGTCACGTTGTATACATGGATTGCTTACGCCGACAACGAAACTGGAACAAGTAATTTTACTACAGGCACACCCGGTACACGCGCTTATATTGGCATTGCTAATAACAAAACAACACCGACTGAAAGTACGACGG